GCAAAGTATGGTTATTTAGGGAAATTGGGTACTAAAGTTGAGGCGGCTGGTAAGATTCGTGTTTTTGCAATGGTCGATGCGTGGACTCAGTGACTACTGAATCCCATTCATAAGACGTTGTTTAAAGCACTAAGTAACTTAGGTACTGATGGTACTTTTGACCAGCTTAAACCGTTAAAAGTTTTAGTTGATTATAAGTACAAGAAATACTTTAGTTACGATCTTACGGCGGCTACAGATAGGCTTCCTGTTGTATTACAGGAATACCTTCTGCATCCGCTGCTGGGGTATATTGTGGCTCGAAGTTGGAAGGAGCTCCTTGTGAGTCGATTTTATTGATTCAAAGGTTCTCCGACCAAGGGGAAGTCGCTTCTCTTACGTTACAAAGTTGGTCAACCCATGGGGGCACTTTCCTCTTGAGCTATGCTGGCCATGACTCATCATTTCATAATTCAATTATGTTGATGAAGACTTGGTTGGCGTAGTTTCTTTAGGGATTATGCCGTCTTAGGTGATGACGTTGTGATTTGTAATGAGAAAGTGGCGAGAGAATACAGGAAGGTAATGGACTTGCTTGGTGTGGAGTGTAACTTGAGTAAATCTCTAGTTTCTTCGCACAGCCTGGAATTTGCTAAAAGGTTTTATTTTAAAGGTGAAGATCTATCTCCTCTTTCTTTTAAAGAGATTAACGCACAGGGTGAAAGCCCTCGTTCGTTAGTTACCTTTCAGAAGAAATGAGGTTTTAGAGATTCAGTTTTATTATCTTATCTTTTAGCTGGTTACAGGCGTAAGGGGTCGTATCAATCTACTCGAATCCTTACAATGCCTCCGATCTTACGATCAGGGATATTGTATGCTCTTCGGAGCAGATACGAACCTTTACGCTGATTCTCGACTGTTTCTTGATTAAAGCATTATTCTCTTGATCAAGCTCAGATGTATAATTTACAATTGTACATTTGGGATTTGTATCGTAGGGTTATAATGTCTTTAATTAAACGAAAACGTCGGGAGTTAGCGGGTGTCTTGAAAGGTGAGAGAGGTGAGGGATTATATCAGGAGATGACTCATTTGCTTCTTGATAAGGATATAATAAAGTGAGATGAACGGTTCCATGAGATTTCCGCGTTTATGCTCTCGACTAGTCGGGAGTATATGTGGATTGATTATGAGAAGGGATTTGATGCTGTAATATTGACTTTGAGAGCTCAGTTAGATGAGATCAACTCTTGCCCTGATTTCTCCTCTTTTAAGATACGTAGAGAGGATGAAGATAAAGACGATAAAGTTGACCGTCAGACTTTTCAGCAAGAGGTTGCTATTTGACTTTCTGTTCAGAATCATTTGATTGGTAAGGGTTTACCCCTTACTAGTCATTGATCTGACCTTAAGTTAGATAACTCTCTTCGTTGATTATCTGATAATCTTCCTAAGACTAAGATGCCTCGTATAGTTCGTTTTGTGCGTAAGACCCGACTGACTGATTATTTCACTGCTTCTTATCCTTTTAATAGGGTTAAGCCTGATCGATTGTGGTGACCTGATTGATTATGAAACTATTTTATACGAAGAATTCCGGAGACTAGAAATAGATCTCTGGCTTTAGTCGTGTATGATAGTCCTAATCAATTAGTCCTGCGACCTGATCTGGCTCCCCTGTTTATCAGGAGATTGAAGATGTGGGCTAATACTTATAGTCAGAGTATTAGTTATATGATGATTTTCGCTTTTACGTTGCAGCCGCTACTATGAGTTCCATCTGAATTATCTGATGTCTCTCTCAATAGCCCTAGCAAACCAAAAACAAAACTCCTCATATGGGGGGCTATGTTACTATCCTTGTTTCTGTTTATACTGTTGATGTCGTGGCATGTGTCACCCTCACTGTCTAGTGGGGATGGCTTATTACCTTTTGCACTTCCAGTATATTCGGAATTTGGATATGATGCAGCTCGGGAAGTGATGAATCTAGATCGTAATATATATTACAGACCTGATTTTGCCGTTTCTCCTTTCCTTCATTATTATGGAGGACTACTCATTGATGGGGTTTATCTTCCTGAATACTAAAACCGGGGTCGTGAGACCCTATGTTAAAGTAGCAGCAAATATTATATAGATGCTTTCGGAATACAAGTTCTAGCCCTGGAGTTTATCCAGGTAATCTAGAACAAATAATAAACGCAAACTGAGCG